TACTTTTTCACTCCAATAGCGAGTAGTAACTCTCGCCAAGTTATACAACCAACTGTTGGGGCAATACCGTTGTTGCGGTCTGCACGGTCGGATGCTTAATTGCATGCTGGTAATACCGACAAGCGTTCTAGTCTGCGTGATCCTTAGTTTGGTACACTAGGGATAATCTGTGCTTAAACCCAAGACCATCGCGTGAGGTAGGAGCTCACGAGCACAGGTAGGGGCGAAATTATGGGGAAACCAAAGGGTTTCACAGTGAGTTGCGAAGGAGGAGCAAGTCACCGGGGTCTGCTAGGACCCCGTCTAATATTAAACTAGCGATGTGCAGATCATTCCCCTTCTGCAACCTCGGCCGGTCAAAAAGCCAACCCCTTTTGAAACTCGCACCATGATTACAATCTACAATGCACAACGAGTTTTAAAAGTCACGAAAGGATTGGTTACCCTTTCAAATTCCCTTTGTACTGGAGGGCAAATTAGTAATACTAAATTAGGTATGGCGGTTACTATGACTGCAGTTGCTGGTGCAGCTACATACCATTACCTGATGCCTTGGATGCTTGCTGAAAATGCAAAGTTGTCTGAGGTGTTGGAAGGAGGAGGGTTTAACCCAGAGGAAGCTACTGACCAATTAGTTGATACAGTTGTTCCGGAGGTGATGGAAGTTTTTGAGATTGGAAACATCCCACTCACACCGGAACTTGAACAAATTCGGGAGAAGGAACCAGTTAAGCGCCGCATCCGCAAGGGGTGTCGTGGAAAGTTCGTTCGAGAAATTGTAGCTGCTGTCAAGCTCCGACTTGGCACACCTCGACTCACATTGGCCAATAGACGAGCTGTTCAACGAGTTGCCAGGGAAGAGATCTCTGAGTACAACTTGAGGAAGGTCGTCGCCGCCAGCATTATGCCAACCATTGTTGAAGCGGTATTTGTGCCGAATAAGTGGGAGGTTGAAGCTGCGCAGTTGGGTTCCTGTGCTCTAGCGCAAACTCGTAAGTTACGGCTTTCGATGCTGCTGGAAGTTGCAGGGTTTAACCAGGCCTGATGTGGCTTGGGTGTACTTCATGGGGTGCGACATGTTTCAAAACTATCGCATCCGCAGCTGACCATGAAGTGTGACACTCAGGCTGCATGCCGTTCGCGCCAGATCTACGTAGTAGAAGGGATCTCTGGAACAACGCGATCGTTAACTTGTAACGATCCTGATATCAACACCCTTAACACAGCATTGCTGGAGCGGGTCTTTTATCACAAGGTTGATGGTGTGTATCAACTTGTTGAGGATCCCGATCCTATCGTTGTCAACGATAGGCTTCGAGATTTTCGTAAGCAATTACTTAGGTTGCTCGGAACTTCCTCCCCTGTTTCCCCTGAAGAATTCTCTCAGATGTACACGGGACGTAAACGAACGATCTATGAAAGAGCGGTAGAAGATTACACTATCAACGGTGTGCGACGAAAAGACGCATACAGTGATAGCTTTGTTAAGTGCGAGAAGGTACCTAGTGATAAAGCACCTCGGTGCATACAACCTAGAAGGCCTGTCTACAACGTTGGAGTTGGTAGATACCTCAAACCAGTTGAACATAAAATTTACAAGGCAATACAGAAGGTCTTTGGTTCAGACACCCCAGTTGTTCTTAAGGGATTTAATGCTGTTGAAACGGCAGACATTCTAAGGCAAAAGTTTGAATCATTTGACAATCCTGTAGCGCTTGGGCTTGATGCCAGTAGGTTTGACCAACATGTCAGTAAGGAAATGTTGGCTTGGGAGCATAGCATCTACAATGCTATGTTTCGTTCTAAGGAGTTGAGGAAGCTACTGAAATGGCAAATACACAATGTCGGTTTCGGCAGGTGTGATGATGGCACAGTAAAGTATAATGTTGAGGGAAAACGGTTTAGTGGAGATATGAACACCGCTCTCGGCAATTGCTTGATCATGTGCGCCATGATATACGCGTATGGACAGGAGAGGGGGGTGAAACTTGAACTGATTAACAATGGGGATGACTGTGTCGTTTTCATGGAGAAAGGGGATCTTAAGAAGTTTGGAGCTGGATTGGACGAGTGGTTTGACGATATGGGTTTCGTCATGACCAAGGAGGATCCGGTCACTGAACTATATCAGGTTGAGTTTTGCCAGTGCAAACCTGTTATTGGAGCCAATGGCTTGATAATGTGTCGTGGCTTTGAGAAGGCCCGTGAAAAGGATACAATGTGTTTGTTTGATATATCGACACCGAAAGCTGCTGCGAAGTGGTTAGGTGCGGTCGGAGAGTGTGGCTTAAGTCTCACAAGTGGCGTTCCAGTTTTTCAGGAAATGTACAAAGCGTACATACGTCATGGAGATAAGAGTGAGATAACAAAGAGCGTCGGATGGCAATGTGGGATGACCTACATGGCCAGGGGACTCCATTCAAAGGAAGCCCCAATTAGTGATGACGCCCGCTACTCATTTTATGTCGCATTTGGTATCACCCCAGATGAGCAGGAAGCGCTCGAGGAGTACTACCGGAGTTGGCAATTTGAAGCTCAAGTTGAGCATCGAGAGGTCATGACGGTCCATACTGCTCCCTTCTAGACCTTAAATGATAAATTTTGTGGTAGAATTTATCGTTTAACACTATGGCTATGGTTCCGTATAAGAAAAAGAAAAATAATCAATCTATGACCAGGCGTGCTCGCAACATGCCTATGTCGTTTAACCCCAACCAGTTGGTCTATGACCTTGGGTTTGGGGCTGTTGAAGGCGCAGGAAATTTGGCTGTCAAAGCAGTTAAAGGCATAGTGTCAGCGTTCCAAAATCGCGGTGCATCCCGACAAGAGATAAGTGCGATTGTGGCACCGTTGGCTAAGAGCCTGACGTACACGTCACGTAAGCCCAAGTTTACCCGCGCAGAAGGTGGTTTGGCAATTGAACACATTGAGAACATCACCATTCAGAGTAGTGACCATAGTTCATTTATGGTTGATTCTAATCTGTTTATATGGTTGAAGAGCATTGCTAATCAGTTTGAGGAGTATCAAATTAAGATGTGGTTTGCCTGGAATCCTATCTGTCCAGCAACCTCATCAGGTCAGGTTTTAATGGCCTTTGACTATGACCCCTCTGATGTTGCCCCCGGTTCATACACTACTGCCAGTGACTATTTTAACACAGCTGATCATTGCATTGGTGCCATTTGGGCGCCTGGTGCATTGTCTCCGCAGCGAAGTGGCTGGTTGAAAACTGGTGGTGATGGAGATGCACGTCTCTATAGCCCTGGACGATTTCACATTGATGTAACAAATAAGGATTTTGGGTACCTGACGGTGAAGTATCAGGTCTCACTCCGTAAACCACAACCAAGTTCAGCTAGTGCTGAAGCACGGTTTGTTGGTCGTTATGTTGATGATGTTGGGATTTTTGCTCACCCTGGTGTTGTTAACGGGGATGCACATCTGATTGAGGAGCTAGGGGCCACTGAGTTGATTCTCGCTCCTACCCCAGGGTACAAGTTAGTGGTATGGAGCACGGATGCCAGTGTGGCATCAGTGGTGCCAAACTTAACAGGGGCCAGACAAATTGGAGTGCGCACCGGTAATGGTGCATCATTTGTGAGCGTGGTGAAACCCGGTATACCTGGGATTATTGCTGCTACAGTGACATCCCCGGGATCCAGCACTGGGTATGCAGTGTCAATCACTCAGATGGACCAAAATCCATTACAATTCGACTTTTAGATTGAGTTATTTAGGTGACAATATGTCGCGTCCTCTTGGTAGAGCTAGGGATCGCAGACCCTATTTACAAAGCTGCGTAATATACCTAAGGCGTGTTTTCGTAACAAAACGATAGACCTTGATAAAAAGAAAAATATTAAAACGGAACAAAATGTTGCTGTTCTCGCACAGCAGGAAAATAACACGGCGGATGCCGGAGAGGTGATCGTCAATTCAATAGTATGGTTGAGTCTAGAGTCCAAATGAGCTAACCACTTACCTGAGGAACTACAACATTGAGAATTGAGGACACAAACAAAAATTTTAGTAGTATAATTGGAAAGTTAGTCCAATTTGTGTATTTGTATACATGTAACTGCGGTGATGTCGACGCATCATCGGGTGTTGAACCTCCACAGAGTTGGAGTAAGTACGGTAATCCTGGAGCGATCCAGGGGGGTTTACGTGGTACAGTCAGCATTTATGCACC